GGGTAGGCAGGTGGGGGGTACCCCCCCACTTTTGGGTTATATATAAGGAGGTAGGCGCATTTTGTGTGTGTCGTGTAGGGGGGGGGCTGGACTGTAGCCTCCGCACAACACCGTCAGGGGTGTTGTGCCCCGTTTTCGGGCAGCGTCTGAGGTAGACCCCTTTGGGAGGTTACACAAGGCTGATCTAGGCTCCTACATTGTGCGAGCGCGTTACGGGGGTTGTCAGTCCCAGCATCCTGCGGCTTGGCCGCACCCCGATCCTATCGGTCGGGGGCTAATCCCGCTTTTACGGGTGTCCCGTGTTGTGGGGGAGAGTATATCGATGCTTGTTTGCCTGTGTCAAGTATTATCGTTCTGTTGTTCTTCGATGAAGGCTTGGGCGCATTCGGCGCACCAATCGCTGTCGTCGCTGAACCGATTGTTGTGTTCGTTTTGACAAACGGGGCAAATGATCTCCATACTCGTAGGGGACATCTGTCCCTTGTTGGTGAAGGGGGTGTCTGTTGTGGCACATGAGTCGGTAAATCGTTGGCGGGAACAGGGTGGACCTTTGACTGCGCTGCAGTTGGAGTATATTGAGTGGTTGTGTGATCCTGAGCGTCAGGGTTCTAAGAAGGAGTGGGCACGGGCGCATGAGATCGCTGAGTCTACTGTGTTCCGTTGGCAGAATGATCGTTGGTTCAAGTCTGCGTATGAGCAGCGGTTGGCAGAGTTGAATGTGAGTCCCGACCGCATTCAGGCGGTCGTGGACGCTTTGTGGGCGGCTGCTAGTCGTGGGGACACGAAGGCCGCGAGCCTGTACCTTCAGTATGTTGATCGTCTTCAGCCTAAGCGTGTGGTGATTGAGGATACACGGGTTGCTGGGTTGAGTGATGAGGAGTTGCGTGCTGAGTTGGATGCTTTGTTGGGTGATGCGTAGTGGGGTTTTCTAAGACTGAACTTTTGCAGGAGGCAAAATTTCGTCGTTGGAAGGGTAAGTCTCAGAAGGACTTTAATGCTTGTGTAAAGTTTCTTCAGGAGTGTGTCCATATTCAACATCCTGAACATGGTGCGCTACTCTTTGACTTGCGTGATGCACAGTTGGACACACTTAAGACTGTGATCGAAGACCGTTATGTCATTATTCTAAAAGCACGACAGATCGGATACTCAACTCTATTTGCAGCATACTGTCTCTGGCTAGGAATGTTCTGGCCAGACAACGTAATTGTCATGCTGTCTCGCAACGAACGAGAAGCCCAAAAACTACTTGCCAAAACTGACTATGCTTGGAAACGGCTCCCCGAATGGCTCAAAGAACGAGCCGCCAAGCGACTAGACAAAAACGTAATGAAAATCACATTCGATAACGGTTCCAGTATCGAATCCATGCCGTCCAAGGAAGACCCTGCGCGTGGTAGCGCAGTGTCCTTGATCATCGTAGACGAATGGGCGTTCTTTGAAAACGCCGAAGAAGCATGGGCATCCATCGAACCTGTTACCGACGTAGGAGGACGAGTCGTAGGACTCAGCACCGCCAACGGGGCGGGAAACTTCTTCCACGAATTTTGGAACAAAGCAGTCTCAGGCAACAGCCAATTCACTCATCTCTTCTACCCGTGGTCAGCAAACACCGACCGAAACGCCGACTGGTACGAAGTAAAACAAGCCAATATGCTCCCGTGGCAGTTGGCACAGGAATATCCAGACAACCCAGAAGAAGCATTCATCCGATCTGGTAACCCAGTATTCGATGTAGACGCCCTACGAGCAATGGAAACGAGAACACCCACCTATGGATACTTGGACTCTGAAATACAAGGCACGCAGCAATCTCCGACGCTTATCACGGTATCTTCAGAAACTGCTTACAAGCAGTGGGAACCCCCGCGCCTAGACCACCAATACGTCATCGGAGCAGACGTAGCAGAAGGACTAGAACACGGAGACTACTCATGCCTCCAAGTCATCTGCCTACAAACCCACGAACAAGTAGCCCAATGGCACGGCCACATCGACCCCGACCTCTTCGCAGAAGAAATCGCCAAAACCGCATGGAGATACAATCGGGCGCTTGTCGCCGTAGAGGTTAACAACCACGGGTTGACAACAAACAAGGCTTTGCAGCGGTTGAACTATCCTAAGATTTATGTTAGGCGCGAGTTGGATGGCAAGACAACTTGGCAGAATCGGCAGTCTAAGATTGGTTGGTTGACCACCAAGGCTAGTAAGCCGTTGATGATTGACGAGTTGGGTATGGCGGTTCGTCAGGGATTTAAGATCCACGATAAGTCAACAATCGGTGAGATGTTGACGTATGTTAGGAATGACCGTGGGCAGATGGGCGGGTCGCCGTTTGACGACCGAGTGGTTTCGTTGGCTATTGCGTACCAGATGTTGCGGTTTGCCGTGGCTCCCGAATACCGCCCTACCGTGGAAGTGTATGGGACGTTTGATTATTTCAAGGATCGTATCATCAAGGAAGGGCGCACTAACGCCCTTCCTATGGGTGCTTACAATACTGGAGGTTTTGGGCAGTGACTTTTTATAGCCTAGAAGGGGACAACCTGTCCTATTACGCAATGGATACTTGTGTTCACCGTGATACTCAGGGGATGATTGGTTTGTGCGCGCGTTGTGAAGACGCTTTGCACGCGTCTACCCATCCAGAAATGGTGGACGGATGTTTTGCGTGTAAGGTTGATACTATTGGTTTGACGTATAAGTATGGTCGGGAAGAGTTTCATGGTCCCACCATTCGCGAACGTCAGCGAGAGCAGGAAGAGGTTTGCGCGCGTGATGGCGTTAAGGCTGAACCTGTTGGGGAGCGTTGGGTGTAATGGCGGGGATTAATCCTACTTCGCGAGAAGTGGCAACGTGGGGTAACCCGCAGGAAACTTCTGGCGTTAGTCCGACTAGTGACGCTTCTCTTTTGCGTCGCTACCGTGATCGAATCACGGCTGCGACTCGTTGGCGGGAAGACGAGAAGTACGATAAGACTTGGAAGCGGTTGCGGGACATTTACCGTTTGAAGCCTTTCCAAACTTGGTCTGATGATGATCGCATTGCGGTTAGTATCGCGTTTTCTACGATTAACGTTATTGGTCCTTCTGTGGCTGTTAATTACCCCAAGATTGCGGTTAAGAGTCGTTCGGAGGATCCTGATTCGCAGAACAAGGCGGTTATGATTGAGGCGATTACCAATTATTGGTGGCGTCATTTTGATTTTCGTGATGAGAACCGTCGTGTGGTTCAGGACTTTTTGGTTTATGGTCACGGTTGGGGTAAGGTCGGATGGAGGTTTAGGGAAGAACTTCGCAAGTTGACCGACGACGAAAAGGCTGATGTGAGTCTTGAGCAGACGCAGCAAATCGATTCTTTTTCGTCAGAGTATCCCGATCTTGTAAACGATCTTCCTCAGCCTCAGGATATTGCTGATTCTCAGTCTGATTTTGTCTCTGAGGTTTTGGAGGATGTGCCGTTCTTTGAACGTATTTCTCCGTTTGATGTGTATGTTGATCCAGAGGCAACTTCAATGAAGGATGCACAGTGGATTGCTCAGCGTATTGTTATGCCACTTGATACCGCAAAAAAGGATGAACGGTTTACTAAGTCGGCTCGTCGTAAGTTGAAGGCTGATGGTAGTTTGAAGTGGTTTAACGAGGATAACAAGTCAAATGTTCCAGATGATCACGGTCGTGTTACCGTGTGGGAATTTTACGATTTGATTCGCGGCGAGATGAGTATTTTTGCTGATCAGCAGAAGGATGTCGGTTTCTTGGTGAAGCCGATCGAATTCCCGTATCCGTATGGGCATCCGTTTGTGATGTTGCGGAACTATGAGGTTCCTGATCAGTTTTATACGATTGGCGAGATTGAGGCTATTGAGCCGTTGCAGAACGAGTTGAACCATACTCGTAGCGCGATGGTGTTGGCTCGCAAGTTGGATATTCCAAAGTATCTAATTCGTAAGGATGCGTTGGACACGGATGGTATTGATGCGCTTACTAGTAACAACACGAACGCGCTTGTGCCCGTTCGTGACGATACGCCGTTCCCTGATGTGATCGCTCCTGTTCCTCGCAACAATGCTGATGCTATGTTTTATAATCAGCATTCGCAGGTAATTGAGGATGATATTGATCGCGTGACTGGTGTTAACGAGTATATGCGCGGTGCGTTGCCCGAGGTTCGGCGTACGGCTACTGAGGCGTCTATTATTCAGGATGCTGCTAATGCGCGTGCGGCTGATAAGTTGGCTCGGGTTGAGGATTTTATTGCTGAGGTTTCGCAGCGTTTGGTGCAGTTGGCTCAGGTGTTTTTGACTACGGAGCAGGTTGCTCGTATTACTACTGAGCAGGGCGCTCAGGTTTGGGTTCCTTATAATCGGGAGGATGTTGAGGGTGAGTTTGATTTTGAGGTGGAGGGCGGTTCGACGCAGCCTCAGAACGAAACGTTTCGACGCCAGCAGGCGGTGGCGTTGATGAATACTATGGCTCCGTTTGTTGGTCAAGTTATTGATCCTGCGGCGCTTGCTACTCATGTTTTGCGCGAGGGTTTTGGTATTAAGAACCCTGAGCGCTTTATTGTGGCGGCACCTCCCGTGATGCCTCCTGACGCTGCTGGGGCCGTTCCCGCTGGTCCTGATGGTGCCATTCCTCCTGCACCTTCTGCGGCCTCGGATGCTGGCGCTGGGGCGGTGCCGCCCGCTCCTTCTGACCAGATGGCTGGCCAGATGTCTGCGTTGCAGGCTGGTGCTGTCCCGCCTCCTGAGGGGATGCCGATCTAATGATTAATCCTGATGATTTGAAGAAGTGGATTGAGGCGCGAAAGAAGCGATTGGAAAACGAGGATCCTAAGGGCAGGAAGAAGATTAATCTTCCGAATGGGATTCAGATTCATATTCATATGCCGCAGATGCCTGCCCAGCAGAAGTTGCCGTTGTCGCGTGATGGCAAAACGTTGATGACGCAGGATAACGTTGCCCAGTATCCGTCGTGAGTTACGCTGAGCGCGATCTTATGAAGGTGACCAATCTTAGGGTTGGGAATGGGGGACAGTTTGAACTTGATGATGGGCGATTGGATCGCCAGTATGACTTCACGGCGTCTGCTATTTATGTAGGAACCGCACCGTTGGGTGCGGCGACCTCAGCGGCGTCGTGGACAATCAAAAAGATCGGGTTGAATACGGCAGGTAACCCGACATATACTAAGTGGACTGATTTTGGTACGGCCACTTGGGATAATCGCACAACGGAGACTTATACCTAATGGCCGATAATCTTACTACACAGTCTGCAACTCCCGCTACTGTACCTTCGTCGTCCGTTATTGCTACGGACGACGAAGGTAC